CCAGTAGTGCCTGTATTACCTGAAGAGGAATCACCAGAGCCAGTAGTCGTTATCTCCTTGGCTTTATTAGTGTCATTTTTATAATCTAAATTGTTCTCATTAGAGACAGTGTTAAGAAACCTATCTACAACATTACTATCTGTATTGTTGTTAGTGCCACCTGCAGTCGTATACTCTTTATTAGTGCCGCCATAAAACTGATCACCAGAGCCACCCTTACCACCGCCATCAAACATATCTCCAACGTCATCGTAGCCTGTGATCTTTGTGAATAAGCTTTCTTCTTCAGCCATCTAGGTTATCCTTTTCTTGTTCACAGACCCTAATACGATCTCGAAGTTTTATGTAATCGGTCACCACTTCAGGGATTGCTTCATAAGCTTCGTCCAAGACATCCAACTCTACAGCTAGTGTCTCGTTAAAATCCGTTGAGTATGATTTGAGGGGTGGACAGTAGACTTCTAAATTAGTCCTATAAACCGTCTTTTCGCAGCCTATCAGTAAGACCGCTGCGAGTACCAAGAGAACCGTCTTCTTCATGTTCAGCCATTGCCTTATAAAAATCTGTGGCCTTTTCTTTGGCCTTTATTTCGTCTTTTAAAATCTTATTCTTCTCTGCAGCCTTACCTTTGACCCGACCTACGATGTAGAGGATAGGCAGGGCGATAACTAAAGCCGCAATGATTAGGTCTTTAATTTTTCCAAAGATGCTAAACATCTACGCCATCCTTTTGGTCTTTCCATCGTGCGAATGCAGCCAATGCTATGCCGCCCACCGCACAGATTAAAAAGATAGTCTGTAGGTTACCTGAGTAAGAAGCTAATCCCTCTAGCTGACCTGCTACTTCGTTAAGACCCGTGGCTGCACCTGCAATACCGACACCTGCCATCGTCTTAGATTTAGTCAGGGGTTTCTTGTCCTGTACAGTAACCTTTTGAGCCATTGGTACATCAGGATCGTCACTTGGTAGTTGTGAGTCCATCGTAAACAAAGCAGCTTCGGCTGATCGTCTGCGAGTAAGCCCGTTAAGGGGTTTAAGAACACCATTGACCCGTGCCTTATTCCAACGCATCAATTGTGCAGGAACTGCAGAGTAATCAGATGCATTCAGTTTCTTCAGAAGTGTTGAGCTTTTTACATTGGCTGCGCCTACGTTAAAGCACCATGACACTAGAGCATCAAACTGGTACTGAGTTAATGGTACGGTCACAAGGTTTTTAACCTCACGCTCGAAGACCTTCAGATCATCCCGTAGAAGCTGTTCTGCTTCGTCCTTTGTGATCCTCATATTCTTCTTAACGCCTTTTGTGTGACCGTATCCAATCGTGAGAACATTAGCGGCACAACGGTACGGCACAATCATGCCATCGTCTTGTTCCTTTGCTAGTCCTTCGAATTTTTTTATCAGGTTTATGCCCTGATCGCTTGTTGTTTTAGGGTGCATATTTTATCCAAATGTTGAGAAAAATGGTTGTTCCCTAGCCATCATTCCGCTTTCAACAGCGGCTCTACGATTTACTAATTGTTGTGGTGCTCTATCTCCCGAAGAACCTTGCCCTGAATATCCAAGAGCATCCATCTGTTGCAGCAACGCATTCACGTTGATTACGCTTTGACCTGCGAGATTATTACTTCCATCAAATTGAGCTAACAGGATATTGCTTTGTCGATCCATCTGTCTTCGAGTAGTAAGTCCATTGGCATCTACACTCTCACGGATTAATTGTCCGTTTGCATCAAATGAGTTTGCTAGTTTGGTATACTGATCTCTCAAGGTTGCGTCTAAAGTATCACCTTGAGAAGCCAAAATAGATCTAACAGCATCTAATCTTGTCAGGACATCGCCCTGTTCTGCAGCCCCTCGTTGATCTGGTGCAGCCATACCTGCAGCTAAATCTGTGACGTTCTTAGTAAAGTCTCTAGTTATAGCCCGTTGACCTTGTGCAGCCTGTACATTGCCCTGATCAACAGCCGCTTGAACATTCTGCGTATCTCGTTGAGCCGCATCAAAGTTTCTACCCATGTCTCTTCGAATATTGGTAAAACCACCTGAGACTGTGTCTTGTAGTTCCGCACGTCCTTGATTAGCGAGATTTGTATTTACATCATAGGTATCTCTGAAGTCGGTAAAGTTAGTCTGTAGACCACTTAGATTATTTGTAAGATCTGCCTGACCACCTGCTAATCCCTGGTAGTATACATCAGCCCGTCCTGACATATCTGATAAGTAATCTTGTAGCTGACCTTGGCCCCCAAGAATATTTGCAGACAAGAGATCTCTGTTAGTTTGTGCGTCTGCAAAACCAGTAGAAACTTGGTTCTGGGTGTCAGTAAAACCTGTATCAACTGCAGTGTTTAGGTTATCAAAGTTTGTTTGGTTTGAGGTACTCAAATCTGAGATACTGGTTCCGACATCACCTAGAGTTTGTGCGGTTGTAGCAAAACCTTCATCTACCTTGGTTCCTAGCCCTTGGGTGTCTGCCCTCACCTGCCCAACATCACTCAGGATCTGCCCCGTATCTGACATTATTTGGCCTTGGTTTGCAGCCGAAGTAGCAAAGCCTCTATTCATATCAACTGTCTTAGCTAGAGGCTCTGTATCAATTTCATTATATACATTTGTGGTAGAACCTCCACCACCGAAGGTATCAAAGCGTTGGTTAATCAGATCCTGAGTTGTAGACTGACCGCCAATGAGTTGTTCAGTATCGCCTTTAATTGTGTCGGTGACGCCTACAGTCTGCCCACCTGCAGTCATCTGTTCCCCACCAGTTGTGGTCACGTTACCATCAGCGTCAGTATTAGTAATTACAGGAGTAGTAAAACCTACTGTATTACCAGTGACCGTTCCTGACTCAGAAGGTGTACCAAGGACAGCCCCTGCTTCGTTTATCGCTCCTGTAACTTCCGCTGTACCTGCGGCTACACTGGCATCAACTTCTTCAGGCGTAGCCCCACCACCGCCTCCTCCTCCGAAAGCAATTAACCCACTATTTCGAGGGTTTAACCAGGGCATAAATGGGTTATACAATGTCATTTTTAAATCTCCATGTTGTAGACGTAGTAGAGGGTTTTGTATTTTGACCCTACGCTACTGGTCAGTTTTTTAAGCTGTCTTTGCCAACCTTTACGGCCCCAAACTTGAATACTCGAACAACCGCTTTGCCTTGCAAAATCTTCTACCGATTTGTGTTGTTCAAAAAATTCTATCCATTTTCGATTTTTTGCAGTGCAAGTAATTATTTGAAGAGCTTTTTTATCGTTTGGATAGTTAAGAAATCTTGTTGTCGTTGTGCATACAATTTTATTGTCAGCATCTAAGGTCAGCCAGATATGTATATGTCCACTTATTGCCTGTTTGCAGATGTAAAAAGCTGTTAGTTCTAAGATCGAATGTGCTAGTGCTTTTTCAATATCAGGCTCAATTTGAGGCCAAAGTTTTAGAACTTCTTGTGGATTTAAAAGGACTGACCGAAACTCTGTTGTTTCTGTCATAAGTACCTTGATTTTGTTGAGTAAATCTATAATTGAGTATAACAGTTATAACAATACTTTGCAAGCGGTTATGATGGTTTTGTGGGCCAATCGGCATCTTCTAAATTGGGCCAGTTCTCATGCTCTGGGAGCGACCTTAGTGAGGATCGATATGTAGCCCAAAGTACTTTAGTATCGTTATTTAGTGGGCTGTCGTTGAACTGTGTCCAATCAGATTCAGCAAGTAATTCATTGCGAATAACCCTATTTTGGGCTGATAGTCTACTGTTAGCCTCATTTACTGCGGCCTGTTCTTGTGCGTCTCTGGCTACTTCTTCTTCTTCGGTAAACGGAATTAAGCCAAACTCTGTTGATTTAAATCTTGGGGTTTCTCTTGTAACAGTTTCTTCTTCACTCATATCAATTCATCCCATATAACTTAATTGCGCCTCTATTCATTGTTCCTGCGTCTGGGTATATTTTAAACCCAGTAATGGTAGAAGTGCTATTAGCATCAACATGTCCTGTGATTAAATTAGAGCGAACATTAGAACCGTAGTAATAGCCAAGATAACCATGCATTGTAGCTCTAGTAAATTCATCATTGCCAGTAAACTCTATATAACCCGTCATATAACCACCACTCGAAACTTGATAATTATGAGTCAAATCCCAGTAACCTTGTTGTGTGTGGTAATCACTTGTACTAGTTGCATTTTTACTATGACCACCACGAAAATAATTAGTGCCTGTGTATTCACTCCCACTAAAAAATAATGTCATTCTCACATAAGCATTAGAACCAAAATGTAGACCATCAAAAAGTATACGAAATGTACGATAATTAGAAGGTAATGTTGTATATTCAAATGTGCTAGAAGAATCAGCATTAAGGGTTGCTATATGTTGATAAGGCGTATTGCTTTTTATTATAGTCTGTACTTGTGTACTTGTTAGCCCACTACCACCTGCGCTACCAGAAGCTAATGAATTGCCAGAAGATAATCCCATTTCAATCTCCTATACTGTTGACCTGACGCCAAGTAATTGTATTCCAAATGTAGGCGCAGAAAGTCCTGCTGCTGTTGCTTCAGTTGCACTTAAATTTCTAGTTTTTCTCCACACACCATAATTAGGGCCACTTATAGTGTTAGACCCAAATGTATAAGTTGCAGGATCAGCTTGTCCAACTTGATGTACAGATTTTACTGTAAAATCTGCGTTCACTTCTGTTAATCTTTCAGATATTGACCCATCACCCTTCATAGTAAAACCACCACCTATAAGATAACCAAAAGTAGACTGAGCAAGACCACTTCTTCTATATTGATTGATACCTTTTTGCCCTAGTGCTTGAGAAGAATGAAAAAGACCATAGTTTGTTGGGCCAGTATCACTTGATGTAGGTGTTATTGATCTGCGGTCATCACGGTTATGATCTATTCTAGCATTACTATCCATGTCTCTTTTAGTTGAGTAATTATTAAATGTTGCTACGAAAATTGTACTACTTCCGTAACCAGACCAAACATACATTTTGTCATTTACTTCATCTATACTTACAACAAAGTTACCTGACCCACCGAAGTTATTTGCCCCAGTATTAAATCTATGCCAGTTACCTTTTGTTGATCCCTCAAGACGTATACCATATATATATCCATCATAACTACTCGAAGGCTGATACCAGAACCAACCATGTGAGCATCTAGCTCTTGGATAAGATGAAGTGGTATATTGGCTATATCCACTTGTATATGAACCACTACGAGTTATAGTTTGCCAATTAGTACTTGTTGGATTTGCGTGTAAATCAGTAAACTTTAAGGCAGTACTTTCCATATACCAAGCCTTGTTATCCCAAAAGCCAAAAGGTTTATAGTTATCACTTCTAAGATTACCATGCCCAGTATCGTTATCTACTCTCCAATATTTAAGGTTTTGAACTGAGTTACCATCGCTCGTTGAATAAAAAGCGTAAGGGTGTCCGTCAGATGCATTACCTAAATAATATACATCAGTAACACTGTTAGAGTTAGTTATGTTACTACTGTGATATACCGTTTCTGTACCTATCGCATTTCCTGTAGTATCAGTATAGTTTATTCTAAACATACCTTCCGCACTATTTGATACCCAATCGAATTGTTCCCTAAAAGAATATGGGTAGTCTGTAGTTTTAATTTTTAGTGTAGAGTTTGGCGGTATAATTAAGCTGCCTGTTGCATTAGATGTAATGCCACTAACATTAAAACCATTAAGTTCTAAATGCGTATTTGCTAAAGTAGATGTGCCATTAACATGCATATCCTTAATAACAAAACTTGTAGTAGAGTTTGTTGTTAATAATGTATGCTCACCATCGTCAAGCTGTGTAGCTCCTAATGATGTATTAAGAAAAATACTTTCGAGTGTGTCAGCCATTTAATAATCTCCTATTCAAACGCCAGTGTACTGGCGAAAGAAAATGCGCTTACGCCTGTGAGTTGTGAGCCATCGATAGCTCCTAATTTTCCGTTAGAATCCAGTTGAGGAATGTTGTTTGCCCCTGTGCCTACATTCAGCGCAGCCGCTGTTCCTAGGCTTGGTGTTCCACTTACATCTGAGTAAGCACCGCTAGTTGCTACCGCTGCCAGTGAGGGCGTTCCTGTTACATCAGAATAAGCACCAGACGTTGCTACAGCCGCTAGACTAGAAGTAGCCGCCTTGGCATTAATCTGGGTTTGTACATCTGCGCCAACTCCTGCTAGGCGGTTTATTTCAGCCGAAGAAACCGTTACGCCAGTTATTTCAGTAGTGGCAATTGCACCATCAGCAAGGATGCCACTGGGCGTTGCACCAGTACTAATGAAGTCAGCTAAATCCCTAGCTCTAGACATTCAATGTCTCCTTAAATTTTAATTAAACAACTCTTACGTTGAGGTTTTGTGCAGCTAGACTTTTGATCTGCACTTTATTGGCGGCTCTACTCAGGTGCGGTGGGCCAATCCGCATCTTCAAGCGAAGGCCAGTTTTCATGTTCTGGGAGCGACCTCAGTGAAGAACGATAAGTACCCCAAGAAGTCTTAGCTTCATCCGTTAATGGGCTGTCGTTTCCCTGTGTCCAATCGGAGGCTGCAAGTAACTCATTGCGAGTTTCTCTATTTGCAATTTCAAGCATAGCAGCATCGGTTGTTGCTATCTCTGCCGCAGTTGCCGCTGCTTCTTCGTCTGTTATTTCGACAAGATTTTGATTAATTTGAATATAAGGCATCAAGAAGCACTCCTTGCTCTTTTACCATAGATACGCACAGAACCAGATGTTATACCATTTACATAAGTTAATGACCCATAATCACTTGGCGTAATATTATTTTTATCAATTATAAAGTTGCCGTCTGTATGTTGATTCCAATACCCTCCTACAGTTGACATAGAAGTTTTGATGTATCCGTAAATTTTATTTTCAACATCACTGATTTCAACCTGTATATTTACTCTGTCACTAGTAGAAAATTGTTGGCTGCTATTTGAATAAAACTGTGCTTGATTATTTGTATATGATGTCTGATAACCAGTAGAGTGTCTGTGATTAATTGAAGTAACATCGTGATTACTATTAGCAGAATTTTTAATACGCCAATATAAATATTGGGTTGATTGTGGGCGTATATCTTCAAACTCATATAAATAAGAATTATATTTAGTAGAGTCTATTCCATCAGTTAAACTTAAAGAATTGACAGGAGTACTAATCACAATCTTTTTTATAAACTCCCATTTTGATTTTGCTTCTATTAAAGAATTTACATCAGTTGTTGATAACCCTGTGCCAGTTGCACTGCCACTAGACGTTTTAAGAACTCTTCCCATTAAGAACCCTCCTCAAAACCCATGACTTGAATGTTTACATCTACCGTTCCACTATTTTTAACATATAATTTATCATTATTAGATAAGACCAAGCCAGTACGTTCTATTTCAGAAAAGGTTACATCAGTTTCTAAACGCCCTGATTGAGCAACAGAAGAAAAATTACCTACCCTTTTATCTGTACTATCTGCATCCGAAAATACTGAAGTGTTACTATCTATAACTTGATTATAATAAGAAGTTCCTGTTACCTCAGTCCAAGTTTTAAAATCAGAAGTAACCCAACCATGATTTGTTGAAGCAAGAGGGTTGTTTGAGGAACCTTCGTTTACATACCAAAGTTTATCTGCAACTCTCCATGTAGGTGACATTCGCCAGTTGTTATTTGTTCTATCCCAACCCGATGGCATTGAAGATGTAATATCGGTAAATGGATTTAAATCTCCAAGACCTGATACTGCTGCTGCTATATTAGGATAATTAGTTGTTTTACTACTGTTTTGATGTTCAGCAAATAAAGCTTCTAATTTTGGCCCATCCATTTCCATCATTACAAAGCCGCCATCTTCCCAGAAACAAGCATAAACTTTGTCTACATGAGGATTATATTCAACCCATTTGAGAGAACCACCATCAAAATTTGAGCCAGTAAAAGTAAAAGTAATTGTAAGTTTGGTAGTGCTGCTAGTACTATTGTTAGGTTTGAGATAATTAGCATCATTAGTAAGATATTTCCAACCTTTGTAGATTTGAAAACTAACCGCACTTGTGCTGTTAGAACCATAGCCAAGAACACCACCTCTCGCCATTAACGGTGTTTTGTAAAAGGTTTGTTGTTGAGAACCACTAATTTGTTGATAGTACCAAGAGCCAGAAGTTTCACTATTGTTGTATATAGAGCCATTTGCATTTTGAATAAAACCCCAACTCATATATCGAGAACTGTTCAAAGACCAAAATGGATTACTGTCTGTATAAGGGTCACAAGTGAAACCCTCACCATAATAGGCTAGATTGGCAGTTCCCGAATAACTTGCTGGTGTATTGTCATTCCATTGTGTCTTCCAATGATACGGATAATCAGCAGCATAAGTATCTGGAGCTACTGAAATAATAGTATTGGTATTCAAAAATGGTATAGGTCTATTAGAAGGATTAAAATCTTTAGCCCCTCCTGTTACATTTGGAAGAAGATATGCAGCCGCAGAGAACTTTCCATTAAGTGAATAATCTGTACCACCATCATTAATTACTGCAAAATTTGTATTATTTTGCATAACCATTGCGCCATCTACAGCGGTTACCCCAGAGTTAAAAAATACAAGTGGGGTTGTTTCAAAATTCCTAGAAGTTGTATCAATTTGAGTTTCTAATTCTGGCGATACTGTTGCACTATCTATTGCCATAGATACTTGTGCATCTGTTGTAGCATCTAATGATTTAGTTAATATGGTTGCCGATACTGGGCCACCAGAACTATTATTATAAACTAGCTGAGTTCTCCCACTTGGAACAACCGCAGCCGCTAATCTTCCACTTGCCATCTGTTATCTCCTTATGCCGTTGCCAAGTAATAAGCCTTGGCAGCACTAACCCCTGCCGATACCCCAGTTAAATTTGAGCCATCAATGGCTCCAAGTTTCCCATTGCTGTCCAATTGTGGAATTTGGTTTGCACCAGTACCTACGTCTAAGGCCGATGCTGTGCCTAAGTTTACAATGTTAGAAATATTTCGGTTATTATCTATAACCGTTGTACCGCCTACCTTAATCGCCATCTTCGTCTCCTTGTACTAGGTGATTGTTGCGTTTGAGTTTACTGAGCCGACAACATCTAAGTTGCCACTGGCATCAAGTTTCATTTTATTTGTACCGCCTGTTGAGAAATACAGGCTTCCACCGCTTTCGGTGACCGTCCAGTTGCTACCTAGTTTTACTCCACCTGAACCGTCTTCGTTGACTAGAGGAACCCAGTTTCCACCATGTGCAAAATAAGCTTTTTGAGTCGCATGGACATGCACAAAGCCGCCATGATAGGTACTTGCTGATGGTAAGTCTGATAATTGAGAGTAGACGTTCGAGAACAACATCTTACCAGTAGTAGTAATGTCGTTTGATCCCATGTCTATGTCACCAGTAAATGTAGCTCCAGTGAGTTGAGCATATCGGGCATCTGATTGTGTCTGTGTGTAGTGTGTAGCTAAACTGAATGTGCCGTAGCTAACGATGCCAACAGAGTCTCCAGTAGCAGCCGCTGTAGCCAAGGTCACACTAGTACCGTTTGTAGCAGTAAAATCTGAGGCAGGGTCTAAGCGCAAACCATTTAAAAATACGTCACAGAAGGTGGGGTCGTATGTAGCAGGGAATACAGTTGTAGAACCAGTATATGAACCGCTGCTTGTACCTACTACATAGTCTTTTCTTTCAGCCGTACCGTTGACCGAAGAACCTGCAG